TCTCGACTTCCTTCTGCTCGTCTTCGACGGTGTGTCCAGCCTCTTTGATCAGGCAGCTGATCTTTCTGCATAGTATGTACAGGTCCGGGGGTACCTGACTTAAACCCCCACCATACCTCACCACAGATACGTAGAGTCATGGCAACAAAAGAAGCGATGCAACTTGCGGAACGTATGAGGATTTCGAACTCTGCGAAGGTTCAGAACAGACAAGAAGATCAAAGATGCTTTGAAGCAGGGGTTTGTCCTATGTGTTGTTCCACGAACACTAAAGGTCCGTCCTTACTTCGCATGGCGTATAAGTGTAAGGATTGTAGGTATACAATCTTTGCTGAGTATGACGGCCCTTATTAATGCGACAGGATAATATTCCAATGAAACGCATCGAAGACATTCCCACAGACCTCCAGACGCTGTTCGATTTTGGGATTTCAAATCCTGATCCGGCGAATGTCGAGGCGATGATGACTGACATGCGCGAGGCCGTGCTACGTTCCATAGCCGAACCGGCCAACAAACCGAAGACCCTACGTATGTCGAACATGGGACGGCCCGACCGTCAACTGTGGTACGACATCAACCGACAGACCTCCGGCTCCGACATGCCGTACAGTCTCAGGATCAAGTTCCTGATGGGCCATCTGATGGAAGCCCTGATCCTGTTCCTGATCAAGGAGGCTGGACACACCGTCGAAGACGAGCAGAAGGAAGTCGAGATCGACGGTGTCATGGGACACATGGATGCCCGTATCGACGGTGTCATCACCGACGTCAAGACTGCATCACGTTACGGCATGAAGAAGTTCGAGGATGCGTCGGCACTTGTTGAGGATGATCCGTTTGGCTACATCGGGCAGATCAGCGGGTATGCCAAGGCGTGTGGTGACGACCGCGCTGCGTTCCTTGCCATCAACAAAGAGTCCGGTGAGATCAAGGTCTGCACTATCTCCGGCAACCATATGATCAATGCAGAGGATCGGGTCAGCCATGTCAAAACCGTCCTGTCTTCTGATACGCCACCTCCGAGATGTCACGATCCGATTCCAGAAGGGAAGTCGGGCAACCTCGGACTGGCGAAAGGTTGCAGTTTCTGCGACCACAAGTTTGAATGCTGGGCCGATGCAAATGGCGGCGCAGGACTCCGAGGATTCCGATACTCCAACGGAGTGAAGTACCTAACCCATGTTGTGAACACACCGAATGTCGAGGAAGTCGTCCGGTAACGGACATTGGAAGAATCCATCGCGGATTAAACTCGACCCGGACAACTCATTCGGCTTTGTCTATCTGATTGTCAATCTCCTGACAGGCCGCAGGTACATCGGAAAGAAACAGTACCACCAGTATCGTAAAGGTATCAAGGCACGTCCCTCAGACTGGCGGACGTACACATCTTCATCACGTCCTCTGAACGAGGACATCAAGCGACAAGGCAAGACAAACTTTCACTTTGAAATTCTTGCCGAGTTCAATACAAGAGGCGGACTTGTCTATGGCGAGACGCATCTTCAGCATGTCTGCAATGTCCTGACGGAAACGGACGGAGAAGATGAACGACTGTTCTACAATCAGTTCATCGACAAAATCCGATTCATTCCTGTGGAGTTCATGACGGCCAAACAAAAAAAGAAAATAATGTCCCGTGTCCTCCAAGATTTCTGTTGACCTCGACGATCAGCTAGAGGTACTATCCCAGACACCCTCGGGTGATCCCCATAAGTTATTGTTTTTGGCTGTTATTTTTCAGGCCATGCTCGATGCAACCAAGCCCGAAGCCGACAACGAATCAGCCGAGGCAGTGCTTGAAAGAGACAGGGCGAAGGGTTGGCTCTTCGCATCAGTAGGTGTAACCGCAGCAGACTTCGTCACCGTCTGTGATCTGGCAGGAGTTGATTACCATCAGGTACGTTCGTTCGCTCACCAAGTTATCAATACCGGCGAAGCTACATTCATCAGAAGGAAGATCAATGCCATCCTCAACCACAGTTAAATCTGACGGCTGGTCCACCAGCTACTACGAACTGCCCTCCGGTGCGACAGAACTTCAAGACCTGATCGAGTATCGAGGGATGAACTTCAGCGTCGGTAACATCTTCAAGGCCTGTTATCGTCTGGGCAGGAAGGACGGGGCGACAACGCTCTACGACCTGAACAAGATTAAATGGTACGTCGAGCGAGAGATCATCAGGCTCGAACGTGAGCAGCGTCAGCAGCAGTTCGAATTCCGGGAAGAGTATCTATGAAACAGGTCAACGGCCTCTGGCTCCCCGATTCCGACACACACTTCGCCGGTCCCGACTACGAACTCGGGACACGTAAGGTTGCCTTCGGCCTGACCAAGCGGCGACGTCTGGCCCTCGATGTCGGTGCCCATGTCGGCATCTGGACACGACACCTCTCGGAGGAGTTCGATGAGGTCTGGGCTATGGAGCCGAACCCTGAGAACGCTGAGTGCCTTACCAAGAACACAGCCCACCTGAACAACGTGGTCATTCGAAACGAGGGTGCGTCGTGGACGTCGGACATGATGACGCTGGTCCACAATCGTCAGGGCAACTCGGGGATGTGGTCACTGGCTGCACCGGGACAGAAGGCAGACGGTACAGCCTACTTCGTGAAGGTCATTCCAATCGACACACTTGCCCTGCCGTATCTGGACTTCATGAAGATCGACGCCGAGGGTCACGAACCTGCTGTACTGCGTGGTGCCAAAGATACCATCGAGCGTTGTCGTCCTGTCCTGTGTCTTGAGGTGAAGGGTAACGGTGTGTCGTACGGGGCGGTGGCCGACGCCATCAACATGTCGCTGTCAGATTTCAGTTTTGAATACTACCCTCACCGGGTAGGATCAGAGATCATCTACACCCCAGACGAGACGGCATGGCCGGATTGGTGATGTGCCATAACCTTGAATTAAATATTTTTTATTCAAGGTTATCAGCAGAAAGACAACAGGTATGGCAAAGAAAGTAGAGACGCGGGTCATCCGCACCAAGGTCAAGCGACGGACGAAACCTGCGGGTCACCGTCACGCCAAAAACATCGGACGACGCTCGACAATTTTCCGTAAGCGTGGTAGATTCTAACCACTGATTCCCCAACAATCAGACCCGACAACTCAGCCAACTCAGCGGAGAATCCCAGAACTATGGCAGAACCACAAGACTATCTCAAAAGCAAATTGGCGAGTCAGCGACTCGTTCATAATATCAAAAGTTACTATGCTGACCGTGGCTATCCGAACGTCCGTGTATGGGTGGAGGAAGAAGTGGTTGGCCGTCAGAAAATCTATCAAGTCAGGTCTAACCTGCGCTTCACCGTGCCGGAGATAAAGTAATGTCGTCCAACCACCTACCCACACAATACCAACAGTTCATCGCCCTGTCCCGCTATGCCCGATGGTTGCCCGAGGAGGGCCGACGAGAAACGTGGTCGGAGACGGTGGATCGTTACGTGGATAACGTGGTTGCCCGTCGTATCGACGACGAGGCTGTCGTGGAGGAACTGCGCGAGGCCATCCTGTCCCTGTCCATCATGCCGTCCATGCGTATGATGATGACTGCCGGACCTGCCCTCGACCGCGACAACACCGCCGGGTACAACTGTTCGTACCTTGCTGTCGATGACGTCAAGGCATTCGACGAGGCCATGATGATCCTGCTGTGCGGGACCGGCGTCGGCTTCTCCGTCGAGCGGCAGCACATCGCCAACCTGCCGGAGGTTCCGGACCAGCTGTTCGACTCCGAGGACATCATCGTCGTCCACGATTCGAAGGAAGGCTGGGCCAAGGCGTACCGTAAGCTCATTGCCATGCTGTATGCCGGGGAGGTTCCGAAGTGGGACGTCTCGAAGGTGCGGCCGTCCGGTGCCAAGCTGAAGACATTCGGTGGTCGTGCCTCTGGCCCGGAGCCGCTGGTTGATCTCTTCCGGTTTACCATCAACGTCTTCCGTGGTGCTGTGGGTCGTCGCCTGAACAGCATTGAGTGCCACGACGTGATGTGCAAGATCGGTGACATCGTTGTCGTCGGCGGTGTCCGACGTTCGGCCATGATCAGCCTGTCGAACCTGTCCGATGATCGGATGCGTCATGCCAAGTCTGGTCAGTGGTGG